CCGGATCCGTAGCGACTAGTTTCGGCGTCTTTGAAATATTCGAACAAGCCGTCACGTTCCACCCATGCCTGCACTGTGTTCGCAGAGTTCGGATCACCTTGACGACTTAAATGTTGAACCATGTTCACGTCGTCCCGGTAATAGTGCTCGTACACGGGAGTCATTCCCGGCGGAATCTTTTCCCCGTTGCCGTACATGACGAAGTCAAGAATCTGTTCGTTGTAGACGTGGTCGATCATTCGACCCTGATCTGAACCTTTCAACAAACCGGGGTGAGCTGCGAGCGTCTCATCTGACCACATGTCTTTGGGCAGCACTTTGGCTTTTTGTTCGATGAAGTCACCGTCGTAGGAAAGTCCTTGACGGACAGCTCGACCAGCTTTCGCTCGGTTCTGTTTCGAGTAATTCAGCCAAGAGTTCTGGCCTGCTGTTTCCGAATGCATCGCTCCTCGAGCTGTTTCAGAAAACATTTGTGAATGCAACAAGTAAGCCGACTCTTCGCCGTGTCGAGTGAAGCTGTTACCCATCACTGTGTGACCGAAGAAGTCATGCACTGCACGGAAACGATCATTTTGTTCGTTCGACATGTACGGATGTCCACCAGTTGCTTCGGTGGACAGCACTTTGATTGTGTTGTTGTCTCGAATATCGGCTGCCATTTGGGCCGGTGAGCTGTAAGGGTTCGAGTCAACTACCTCAACCTTGATGTACATAACTTCGGTCATGTACTGGTATTGAGCGTCGACTTCTCGAACAAACTGGTCATACGAGGCAATGTCGGCGTCAGTCATCACAGGATCAATCGCCTCATAGGCGTCAGCCACTCGTTGTGCCGTTTCGGGATCTGCTTGTGTGCGGTCGAGCGGAGAACGCTGACCTCTCAGCTCTCCCTCGACGCCCCGATACCCAAGTTCTTTCTTAACTCCACGAACTGGGCCAAGGTCAAACACCCCACCCCACGTATCCAAATATCCTTGCTTTGCTTTTGAAGCAGCAGGAGCATGACCAGCCTCCAAGTGAGGGTTAGGTGAATGCATAAAGTTGCGTGCCCGACGCATCATCTCCGGGTCGTCAAAAACGAAATGAACGCCGCTACGAGTCTCAGTATCAGTACCCGGTGTTACATCGTCAACGGTAAGGCCAGCTTCTTCAAGGTCATCTATTGACCAGTACTGAATGCCGTCATCATCGACCCACACTGTTGATCGACCTTGGAACTGTGGTTCCTTAACTACACGATGAGTGATGCCTGCTTCGTTCAACATTGCAGACATGTGATCGTGCGCTCGAGTGGCATCGATTCCGTGGTTAGTGACTGCCGGTGCAGACACACTGATAGCCATCTCGCCTTCAAGACCCGGAATTTCTGCCGTCGCACGTTTAATTCGGCTGCCAGTGAACGTCGGGCCTTTAACAGCGTCAACTGTTTGAGTTCGCAAAACGTTTTCGTAAAAGCGTTTAGCGGACCCAACAACCATTGGTTGTCGAGGCCGAATGTTTTGACCAGTAGGTGAATACCCAAAACTGCCGTAACCGCCGGTCATGTTCGCACCGGGTGGCACTTGCACCTGCATGCCCTCAAGACCGTGAGCTAAACCAACCTGACGTGTCGAAGCGCCTAACCCTGAAGCCATACGTTGTTTACCGGACTTCACTCGACCCACAAGATCTTTCGGGTATCGCCAAGTAGGTGTCGATGTTTGAGCGAGATTGCGATGCGTGAACGCTGGAGGTAGCGGAGTCGTTACAGCTTTAATCAAACGGTCGTTAAAAATGTGAGCTGGGCCTTGACCATGAATCCAATTCGATGGCGACTGGACCTGCTTAAACGTTTCAGGGTCATAGGTCTTGTAGTTCTTAGTGGTGCCCTTCCACTCTCTCCACCGCACCCACGTCAAAGCTTGCAACTCAGACGGCGTCAAGTTTCGGCGAGACCCATCAGGGAACTCGACCTCACCTAAATGTTCAGCGGCGATCTCATACGCACGGCGAACGGATCGATACAAGTTGTTCGACATGCGAGTATCGGGTGCAATGCTGAACCCCATGGCAATAGCGAAAGCGTGACGGTCAATCACTACTGGAACAATTTCGTCTAACTCGCCAAACAAGTACTTGGCGTTGTAGTCGTCAATAGCGCCAGTCATCATGCCGTAAACAGCGAGCTTGTGGCGTTCTAGGTCTGACATCTCAGACTGCAAAATTGCTTCAACAAAGTTTGGTTGTTTCAGCGTGTTGATAGCAGTCATCTTGTTAAGGAAGAACTGTTCAACGTCGTCGTCAGCCATTTTTAGAAGAGCTACGACGTTTTTGGCTTCTTCTTTTGTGGTTTTAATTCCGACCACTTTGTTCATGTGGTCGGCAAGTTGCTGCGGGGTAGCGTCAGCGTGATCTGTCAAATAGCGGCCAGCAGCTACTGCCTTCTCAATGTTTTGTTCCCACAGCTCACCAGCGGACATTAGCGAAGCAACACCCACAAGCTTTCGGTGATTCATTCCGATCTCGTTGGCTGCTCCTCGCAGGTCATCAGCAGCGAACTTGTACCAAGCAACACTTGCATCCATCTGACGTTGCGACTCAGGAATAATGCCTTGAAATGCAGCCGGAGCTTTCCTTATTGCCGGGTTAGCTCCGCTACCAATATCTTGCGGACGTAAAACCTCTGGCACGTTGCCTTTGAACTTTTTGAGTCCTTTGATAGCTGGGCCCTCTAAAGCGTCGTTACGAACAACCTTCACTGGAACAGCTTCAAGCCCTCTCATGTCTGCTGCGGCTAAACGCTTTTGCCCGTCGGTTAATGCAGCAGCACCAGTTCTCGGGTTGTACTCCAACACCACAGCTTCACGAATACCGTTAGCTCGAATGTCGTCAGACAATTCGGTTACGTCGTCGACAACCTCTACTCCGAAACGTTTCAGATCTTGAACTGGGACTACCTGCACTAGCTCGTCAGCAGCGAGAGCTGGATGGGTAGCGGCAGGTCTCATCACTGCCGTGTCCAACTCTTTAAGGTTTGTCAGTACTTCTTTCTGTGTGAATTCGACAATGTTGTTCACATACAAAGGCATCGACTGGATTGGGTTAACCATCGCTGCTGTTGTGAGACGCCGATTCATTTCAGCTTCGTCAATTGTTCCCAAGCTTCGAGCGTCAATGTCGAGAATGTTGAGGTACACCTGATCGGTCGCCGGGTCAGTACCCAAGTAAATGGAGTGAACACCTGCACGTAGGTCAGCTAACGCCAGCTCAGGATGCCCGTTACCCATGGTGATCTTGGCTAACTGCACCATCCCTGCACGCAGCTCAGCCATTTCAACATCAGTCAGCTCTTTACCTGACATCAGTTTCTTCCAATGCTTATCGATCTCAGGCATTCCTTTGCCTAGACGCAGCGTTGGCTGATTAGTCCAGCCTTTCTTACTGGTTACTAGGTGATCGAATTGTGAGGCTTCGACAGCTACAGCAGCTACCCGCACCTCACCTAACGTCATTCCTGTACTTTGCGACATCCGATAATCGGGTACTTGTTCGAGCAGATCGTCGGCGAGTCCCTTAAAGAAAACGTCAGCTTGGACAGCGTTGCTGTTATTTGGTTTCCATTGACCTAAGTCGTCAGCTTTGCCTATCAACGATTGACGCAGATCCGTGAACGCTGCAGTTTCGCTGAAGGTAGGTGTACCCATTCTTGCTCGAGCTACAGAAGACATTGCCTGTCGGGACCGTCCACCAATGGTGGGGATCAGCGATCCGGCAATTATCGGTTCATTTAGTCGGCCTGATAACTGTGCCAGCGTGCCTGTATCGGTAGTGGCAACCATTACCGGTATTTGTGGTTCGAACGGAGTCTTTGGACCGAGCGGAGCTAAACCCAATATTGAGTTCATTGAGAACGCTCGAGGTTGAGCTGCACGACCGGCAACTACCGCCGCACCGCCAACACCGGCAGCTACACCGATCGTGCCAAGCGTGCGTTCAATCCACCCGGCGTCGGGGTCTGCTGCAGCTCGGATAGCTAACGCTTCACCAAGTACCGGAGTCGTGTATGCCTGTTGAGTAGCGAAATCGCCGAGGCTTCCGAAAACGTCAGAAACTGAAAAACCGTCAGTAGCTCGACCGGCTATCTGTTGCCCAAGAATGCTGGTCGGCATCATGTTGCCGAGCATTCCTAGTCCGCCTCGAATAACACCTTCCTGCCTGATGGGGTCAAAGAATCCCGGTTGTGGGCCTTGAGGTTCAGGGGTCGGTTGTGGAACTGGTTCCGGCGCAACAGGTCTTTCGGTGAACTCTTCCTGTTCAGGAAGCATCCCGCCGGTAAACACCATGACTGCTACCGCCGGTTTTCAATCAAAGCATCCATGACAAGTTTCGCCCACTCCCGTGTCTCTTCGGAAACTTCGGGGTGAGTGGTTAACGCATCAAGGATTGCTAGACGTTGCTGATCAGCAGCTTGCTGTTTCGGTGGCATAGGCGCAGCGCCTTGATCCATTGGTTGCGACAACGGAACATTTGGTCGTTGCGTGGGAGCCATGACGCCTTGAGGAAGCATCGAAGGACCTTCTTTAGGTCGTCCTTCCTGCTGTGGCATGCCACGGCTTGGTAAAGGACCGGGAGTTCCACCCACTCCTTGCTGTTCGGGAGCAGCCATTGGTGGAAGCGAAGACTTAAGGTTCGCTAAATCTGCTTTCTCTCCGTACGTTCCAGACTCGGGTTTGTTTACCGAAGTGTTCTGGGTGGGTGTTTTTTCAATATCCATTTCGGCCATTACTGACAGCTTTCGCAGATCTCATATCCGTCGATCGAGCACTCGATAGGAGTGTCATCGTCGAACGGATCCAATTCGGGTCGTTCCCCCATCATCTCGGTAGGGGTTTCCGTCATTTCCTGCGTCTCTGTCATCCAGTCACCTGTGTTCCAAGCATTCCGCCCTCACCTGCGGGCATTCCCAAACGTGCTAAAAGCTCAGCTCCCCCCGGCGGGGCGGGCGGTGTCATACCTCCCGCTGCTTCACCGGGAGGAGGAGCACCAGCCGGAAGTCCCGGATCCATTGGGGCCCCGAGCCCTGTAGGTACCTGCGCTTCCAACATCTCTTGTTCTGGCTTAACGATGTACTCCTCAAACAAATCGAATAAGTCGTCGCCCTTCTCACGGGCACGAGCTATCTCAACCAAAGCCTCGTTAGGTACAAGACCTGACTCGAGACCTTGAAGGAGTTTCGCTAAAGCCATAGCCCTGAACTTCTCCACGTCAAGACGGGAACGTTCACGACCAACGTCAGTCAAACCATCAATGTTTTCCTGAACGAATTCTTTTGAAACAAACTCTGCTTGCGAATACTGAATATGCAGCACAGCGGACTGTGCAGGGTCACGTCCCAAACCAAGCCCGTACTCCACTCGGAGACGATGCGAAGGATCAATATCGGTACGTGCGTTGTACTCCGACAAGAACTCTTGGTTACGGAGAATCCCAGCAGCTACTTTCGGGCCAGGAAAATACGCTTTGTCAACCTCGAGAGCGATACGCAAGGCACGTTCCATCTGCCGTTGCAGAATCTGGTGGTACGTCCTAATCGCCGTGTTCATCATCCCAGCAGAAGCCTCAAGGAACTTCGCTGAAGCAATCGACTGATCAATCTCACCAGGTCGACTCTTAGGCCAACGTCCACCAACGTGGATGCCTTCAATGAGTTGAGCCAAGTCGGCTTGAACATTCAACGATGACACTGCTGGCGGAACACGACCAATAGCGCCCTGCGGTCCCAATTCAATGAACGAGCCACCACCGTATGGCATTTCACCGATGAGGTCTTTCACGAAGATGTCCGAGTAGACAGCTTGGTCGGCGTAATCCAGAATTAAGCCCATCAGCCGAATGTGTGCTTCGAGAAGACCAATCACCTGATCGAACTGGCCACGTATCTCACCGTCAAGGGAAACACGAGACCCGATCACTACCGGGCATATGCCGGTCTTGTTTTCGATTCGTTCCAGCTCAACTGGCAACGGCACATCTTGTGACGAGCCGTAAGCCACTAACCCAGAAGCAGACGCCTGATACAGGCCAGTGAGGAGATACTCGTTTTCGTCGTAGTACTCGACAAGCACCACTTTGGTGTTTTCGTCAGGATCCCCATATTCGTTGTACTGGCCAAGAGCGTCACGCAGTTTGTCTTTGTAAGCGTTAGGGAGCTGAGTGAAATACACCTCCCGTGCAAACATGCAACGCCGAACATCGTCACCCGGACGGAAACCCGGCTCCGGGTAGCACTGCCGTGGGTCTCTACGTTCGATAAGTGGAATTTTCTGCTCAAGGTCGGGAACAATCGTCCACACCGACATGCCATACGCTGCTTTGTCCATCACTGATCGAGGGATCAGCATGTCCACTGCGTTAATGTCCATATATGAAACAGCTATCTGTTCCATCTTGGCAGCAACTTTCTTTGCTCCCTGGGTGGGACGATCTGGTTGCACCCGAACAGTAGGAACCAGCGAAGCGGACTCAGCGGTGTCCTCGAGCGCTACCTGGATCAGGTTCGGTGACCGAGAATCAACCCCCTCTTCGTCTGGGTCGAAAATGTCGAAATCACCACGGACCACACGGTCAATGGTTTCCATCCGAACATCACGGTCATAGTGTCGTGAACGCCACGAGGCGTACATGTTTGGAATCAGATCAACGTTAAGCATTAGCGCTGAACTTCAACAATGTCGACAAGGGTTCGTTCGATCTTACTCATCTTCCGTCCAGTCCTAATTTCAAACGCTTTAGCACGTACATCTGCCTGAGTTGCATCCTCCGGCATTGTGAAATAGATCGGTTTGTCGTTCTTTAACGTGGCACAAACAATTTCGTTCTCTGCTGCGGCCGCTTTGGCCCGTTGGAACGATCTCTTATTCTTACTTTTTTTGAACATAGGGGCCTCGTAGGCCCACCCGACAAGTGTCGCCTAGTTACTGGGATTCCAAATCTCCGAGTCAATGTTCATGGGCTGTGGGCCATCTTCGATGTCGTATTCTTCGACAGCACCATGCGGTTGTGCTTGCCCAACGGTCTGTCGACGGTATCCCCACTGACCACGAGTCATATGACCGGGTCGTTGGTCACGTAAATGAATTCCTCGAACCTCTTGGTTTTGGAAGTCCACCACACGTCTACGGCGTTTAATTCGATTCGGTACTCTCATACGTTCATGGAACATCGGTAGGTGGGCTCGGTTCATGAGATCTCTAACACCAAGATCAGCGAACCATAAGCTCATGACACGGTCACTGACAGCTCCCATTGGGAAAGCAATCAGCTCCTCCAACAACGGTTGAAACACCTGTGTAGTGGGAGCGTTACCCCACGGGATAGAAACCAAACCTGTTTCCATCAAAGGAGCCATTGACTCCACACCGAACTGTGGATCCCATTTATTGCCATGAGTGTGGTGAGGAACAACCCTCACTCCCCTCTTAGCGAGATGCTGTACCAGCTCCATGTCGTACTGCACGATCTGTGACTGCACACCGTTCGATTCGACTCTCCACTCAAACAGCGGATACCGGTCAGTCCAATCCAAAATCTGGTTCTTCATCTGAGGGGCCTTCATTGACTTAACAGCCAACGAGTCCACCAGATACCGTTTCCCGGTAGCAGGGTCTACCCCTATCAGAGTGAAAGCCGTGTACCCCGATCCTTTATTGGCCCCCGCCGGATCCAGCCCAGCAAAAAGACGCCACGACGGATCGTAATGACCTTGAACACGAGACGTGTCCTTACAAGCGTCAATCATCTCCTGAGTGAAACTTGCACCCAAGCCCGGAATATCGACCTGCTGGTAAATCAACTGGAAGTCCGCAGGGCGCATCTCCGAACGGTGAACCAGAGCTTGCGTGTACGGGAAATGCTCCGGCCACAACGTCGCCTCAGTCTCATCATCCATAATGCACGGATACCGCAAAACCTTGTAACCAGCTCGAGTTGCCAACGTCGAGTACACGTCACCCGGATTCACACGGGTACCAATCCAAATCGCACGACCCGTCTTACCGATACGAGACAGAGCTTCCTTGTCGAACCACTCCAACATTGCCGCAACCCGATCAGGGTTACGTTGATTATCCAATGCGGCAACGTCGTCGAATTTGATTACGTCAGCTCGACGACCGTAGATCTGTTGACCCACACCCAAAGCTGCGATCGTAGGGTCCTTCTCAGCGGTAGTACGCCCAGCAACATAAATAGATTCACTTGACCAATTTGACTGCCCGTCAGGTTTGAATGGGCCCCAATCCTCAATGGGATTAGGACCCCCCTCATACAGCTCAGGGTTCGTCAACATTTCCGAAATGGAATGCATAAACGTTCTAGCGAACGGCAACGACTTCGACACCAAAAGTGTTCGAAGGTTCGGATCCCGGCAAATGTCGTACACCGTGTGCCACACCGTCACCAGCGTCGACTTCGAATGATACGGCGGCATGTTGATCAACACTCGAGGGTTAGCACCCGTCACCGCATCCGCAATGTCCTGATGAAATTTCGGAGTGTCATGATGCACACCACAATCCGGGCACGACCAGTTCTGCAAATAATGCTCACAAAACTCCGTGAACGTCCCAATGCGACGCTTCTCATTCACACCCAAAGGACCAACCCGCTGCTGCTCCTTCACCTCAGCAACACGAGCCGCCCTCT